ATGTTAAAATTTTTAATTGGTATTATTTTTTGTGTTCTATTGACTAGTTGTGTAAGTTACCGAGTACCAACAAATATGACTGAAAAAGGGGTTGAAAATTACATTGAAAGTCAGAAAAGAATAAAAAAAGAGAAAAGAAAATATAAAGCGTTCCATAATAAAAGATATCGTGAGATTAGAAAATTACAACGAAAGTAATAATAAAAGGGACTACAATTGTAGTCTTTTTTCTTTTACAGTATTTATATAAAAAAAGATAATGTCGATACATAGGTCATATTTTTCGAAGAATAATACGTTGATTAGTAATAATTTAACAAATAATTCACAAAATCCTGTTACTGAAATATCTTATGGTATGGTGGATAAACAGGTTAGTAGATTTATTTTTGATATCAATCTAACTGATTTACAAGAAAAGATTAGTAATGGCACAATTAATCCTAATAGAATTGTAAAGCATGTTTTACATATGACTAATACTATCGGCTATGGTCAGCAATATGTTGGTAGTAAATCGTATTCAGAAATGATTGAAAGAGCAATGAGTTTTGATTTAGAATTATTCAATATTAATGAAGATTGGGATGAGGGTAATGGATATGATTTTATTTATGATGATACACTAGCACCACCTGTTTCGATTCAAGCATCTAATTGGAGAGATAGAAAGACGAATACTTTATGGACTGAAGAAGGTGCTTATATTTCAGGTGTTACTGAAATTATAGGTAGTCAAAACTTTAATAAAGGTAACGAAAACATTGAAATCGATATAACAGATTATGTAAATCAAAAATTATTAGGTACTGGATATACTGGTACTTCAGCATTTACAGGAAATTCATTTGGTTTGGGTGTTAAATTTATTGATGAACTTGAAGATTTAGAAACAGAATTAAAACAAGCGGTTGCATTTCACACAAAATATACAAATACTTGGTTTGAACCATATATTGAAACAATTATTGATGATGTAATAACTGACGATAGAAATTATTTTTATCAAGATAAAAATAATGAATTATATTTATATGTCAATTTTGGTGGATTTGCGAAAGACATTATTGTTAATGAAGTGAATATATATGATAATAATGATGTTTTAGTAACTACAATAAGTGGTGATTCAATTATAAATGTGTGTAAAGGTGTATATAAAATAGTTTTAAATATTAGTTCTGAAGAATATCCAGATGCTGTATTATTTAGGGATGAGTGGAGTATAAATATTAACGGTAGAGAAACAACGTTTTCTGGTGAATTTTATTTAATTTCGTCTGAAATATACTATGCAATTAACCAAACAAATACAATTAATTTTGATAATTATCATTTTAATTTTTGGGGAATTAATGAAAGAGAGAATGTTAGAGCAGGTAATGTAAAAAAAATTAAATTAAGTATAAAAGAATTGTATCCAAATCAAAATAATTTTATACCTTTAGATGTTGAATATCGATTATATACAACTATTGGTAGTAAATATGAAATTGATATTATACCATTTACTAGTGTAAATAGAACAAATAGTGGTTATGAGTTTGATTTAGATACATCATGGTTAGTACCACAGGATTATCATTTACAATTAAGAATGAAAAATGGTAACTATTTTGAGACAAAACAATCGGTTTCATTTACCATAGTATCGGATGGAATAATTAATAATTAATTGAATTTATTTTTATTTTTGCTTGTATTTATCTAAAATCTGAAATATATTTGTAACTGTAATTTTTATAAATTGAAATAACAATAACTGTAAATTAAAAATTGAAAAATGAGTAATGTAAATGAAAATGCAAATCCACAAGGTGGAAATTTGCAAGAATTGAAAAAAATGTTTTCTGATTTTCAGAGAAAACAATCACAAACTAACAAGCGTAAGTCACGTGAAGACCTCTTAGCAAAGTATTTTGTTCCACGAAATACTAAAGAAATTTTCCGAATTTTACCACCAAAACAAGGTAGAAAACACATTGAAGAAGCATTTTTTCATGTTGTAACAACTAATGCTGCTGGCGGTAAGAAAAAACATGGAACTATTATTTATTGTCCTGCACATAATGACCCAAGAGTACCAAAAATTGGTGCTGATGGTAAACCTGTGTTAGACCAGAATGGTAATGCAATACTAGTACCTGCACCATGTCCACTTTGTGCTAAACATAAAAGAGAACTTGCAAAACAAGACCCCTCATTGAAAGGCATTAAGAAGGAAAACATGAATGATGCACAGAAAAAAATCAAAGCCAAGAATGATGAAATTTACAAGGAAGCCATTAAATGGGAAGCCAAGAAATTTTATATTGTTCGTGGTATTGATAAAGGTGCTGAAAAAGATGGTGTTAAATTTTGGAGATTTAAACACAACTACAAAAATCAAGGCACACTTGACAAACTACTTCCAATTTTGGAAGACTATATGTCTACTCAACAGGCAGATTTCTCAGACCCACAAACTGGTACTGATTTGAGTATTATTATGACAGATAGTGAATTCAATGGTCGTGTTTATAAAGCGATTTCTGCAATTACTGCAAGAGGTAAATCTCCATTAAGTCAAGACCCTATTGTTATGAGACAATGGCTTGATGATGATATTACTTGGAGAGATGTATTTATGCCAAAAAAAGCACCTAATGTAACACCATTTGAATTCCTTGAAATGGTTGCTAGTGGTACTAGTCCATATTGGGATGATACTGATGCAAATAATAAACATTGGGTGTTTCCAGGTCGTCCAGATTTGGAAGAACAAGCAAATACACGTACTCGTAACCTTGACGCTAATGATGACGATAACTTCGAACATGCATCAGATATTGAAGATGAGGAATATCCACGTGTGACAATCAATAATATTACTGAATCAAAAGTAGGTAGTTTTAATGATGATGCATCTGACTTAGGTAAGGAAACGCTAAGTGAAAGTGATGATGAAAATGGTGATTATAAAGATGACGATAAACCAGAAATGAATGAAAATTCTGATGGTGGTTCTGATGAATATGATGACCTTCCTTTCTAAAACTTAAAATGGGGGTTAATCCCCCATTTTTTAATTAATTAAACAGTAAATTATGGCAAAAAAAGAACTACTAGATTTAGATAGTGATGGTATTCAAGCGAATAAAAGAAAACCAACACCTAAGAAAAACTTTTCTTTAGATGATTTTAAAAAGAAAATTGGTGCAACTGAAATACCTTCAAAACCAATTCAATGGATTCCTATTGATGATGGATTAAAGCGTGCTACTGGAATGCCTGGTGTGCCGAAAGGTTATGTTACTCAATTTCGTGGGTATAGTAATACTGGTAAATCAACGGCATTAATGCGTGCAATTGTAAATGCACAAAAAATGGGTGATTTTCCAATTATTATTGATACTGAAAACAATATTGATGAGGGTAATAAAAGATTAACCATGATGGGTTTTGATTGGAACGGTGAATACTTACTTGTTAATAATAAGTACTTGCTTGAAAATTATGGTTATAAGCAAGATAAAAACAGGAAAGAAGCGAGTATTGAGGATATGGGTAAAGCAATTTATGATTTTCTTGATATGCAAAAAAGCGGTCAATTACCTCGTGATATTTTTATTGCAATTGATTCAATTGGTACATTAAATTGTATTAAAACAATTAATGCATTGGAAAAAGATGATAGTGATAATAATATGTGGAACGCTGGTGCGTATGAAAAAGCATTTATGTCATTACTTAATAATGCAATACCAAATACAAGAAAGATTGATTCAGAATTTACTGCTACAATTGCTGCGGTACAAAAAATTTGGTATGATAGCATGAACAAAGTTGTTAAACACAAAGGTGGTGAAACATTTTTCTTTGGTTCAAGACTTATCTATCATTTTGGTGGTATTATAACTCATGGAACTCGTAGAATAACTGCAACAAGTAAGGGTCGTGATTTAAATTATGGTTTTGAAAATAAAGTGAATATTGCTAAAAATCATGTTGATGGTGAATGGGGTGGTATATCACTTGAAGGAAAAATAATTTCAACACCACATGGATTTATATATGGTGATAAAGAAAATGAAGCAATATATAAAAAAGAACATATACTTTATTTCCGTAATAAATTTGAAGACGATAGTCTAACGGTAGATGATATTGAATTTAAATCAAAAGCAATGGATGTCGATGGTAATGTTTCGTTTGAAGATGAAATTGTTGAAAGAAGTAGTGATGAATAATTAACATAATGAAAATAAGAACATTATTAATTGACTCTTCTTATTTATTAAAACGCTCATTTCACGGTGCGAGAGATACTCACACCGTGAAATTTGGGCATATTGGTGGATTATACCAATTTTTAACAACAACACGCAAATTAATTAAAGAACATAAAATTAATAAAGTTGTTTTAGCATGGGATGGTGAAGGTGGTGGTATTTATCGCTATAGAATTGATAGTGATTACAAAGCCAATCGTAAATCAAAAGAATGGCATCAAAAAATTGAATTAAGTGAAGCAGAAATACGTAGGGAAAGACAGAAAGAAGAATCAATATTAAAACAGCGAAAAAGAATTCAGGCATATGCTGAAGAACTTTTTTTAAGACAAATTGAAGTTGATGAGATTGAAGCAGATGATTTAATTGCTGCATATTGTTTAAGTAAACATAATGAAGAAGAAATTTTTTTATATTCCAATGACCGTGACTTTGCACAATTATTAGATTTAAATATTACGATAATATTTTCAAATATAGACCAACCAGTAACTAGGTCAAATTATATTATGCATTTTAATCATCATTATAGTAATGCATTGACATTAAAAATTATTTGTGGGGATACTGCGGATAATGTTCATGGTATTAGTGGATTGGGGGAAAAAACATTGTTAGAACATTTTCCAGAATTAAAATATAAACATCTTACAGTTCGTGATGTCTGTAAAATGGCTGATGAATTAAATCAAAATAGAGTTAATGATAAGAAAAAACCGTTAAAAGCATTACAAAATTTATTAAATGGAGTTGATAAACTAAAAATAAACTATCAATTAGTTAATTTACGACAACCATTATTAAATGAACAAGCAAAAGAAGAATTACTACAATTAGATTTACCATTATCACCAGATAATAGAGGTAGTAAAAATTTATATAAAATGATGATAGATGATGATTTTTTATCTGTATATGGGAGTACTTTTCCAAACTATGTAGAACCATTCTATACTGTTATTATGAATGAAAAACAATTACTTACAGAATATTATCAAAATAATAAAAATAATTTATAAAAAAGACTTTCACTATTAATACATTCTTACTATATTTGTGACAATACTAATAATTTAAATTTATTCAAAATGAACGAGAAGGATAACAATACTTTTAGGTTTACTTTAACACAAGGAGATGTTTTGTTGTGTGAAAAAATTTTTGATGCAGACCAATTTAATCCATTTACAAGGTATTCTATTGATATTAGAGATATTTTACCACGTGCAATTACTAAATTGCAAAAAACATTATCTAAACGTAATTATGATACCGTTATTGACGTTGGTAATAATGTTACATGTAAACCACATGATTACTATGAAAAACAGGTTGAATTATATCCAAAGCATTATAAAAATGCAATGAAATACAATCCAGAACCAATTGTACAAAAAATTGAAGATAAAACAATTCGTGGTGTTGAATGTAAAATTGGTTTATATATTAATGATAAACCAATTGTTGAAAGGCTTTTTTATGTTGATGGATTTAATCCTGTGGTACGATGGTCAGTAGATTTAATTGATGCCGTTATTGAAATTACAGATAACATTTTTCATAAGATAAAAAAATGTGATGTAAAAAACATGTGGGACGATTACGACCTAATTAATTATAGAGGTTTGTCAATCAATCAAATCAGAGAACTACCAATATCTAAACGTGAAGAAATGTTAAGAAGATTAAAATATTAACATTATAACCGCATTCTTTTGGGAATGATTGTTGGTGTATTTCGTTTTGATTTCCAATAATTATTCCCATTTTTAATACTTCGTATAAATAAAATGGCAGAAAGTACAGAAAATACAATCACTGCTTATTTGGGTTTTGAATTTCAGCAACGTTTAATGTGGCAAATATTAGTTGAGCCAGAGTTTGCCGAAAAAGTAATACCAGATTTAGCAATTGAATATTTTGATGACCCGAATTTAAAAAGGTTATTCATTATTATTTTGGAATACTATAAAGAATTTCAAAAAGTACCGAATCTACAAAACCAAAGTATTCACCAAGCAATTAATAAATATAAAACACCAAATAATCGTGTTGAGGAAGAAACTCTATTTTCAATAATTAAACGACTTGAATTATGGAATGAGAGAGTGATTAATAAACAAATGCTTTATGATGGAGACGTTATTCAGAAATCGATAACAAACTTCATTAAACAACAAGAGTATCGTAAATTAGCAGAATCAATTATTGATAAGGTAAAAAATGGTGATATTAAAAGTAAGTTTGTTATTTCTGCCATTGAAGAAAAATTTCAAAAAATTACGCACATTGGTGATGAAGAAGATGATTGTGATGATATAACCGAGGGCATTGATAAGGCATTGGCAAAAGAATTTAGACAAACAATTCCAACTGGTATTGGTGTAATAGATGCATTAACTGGTGGTGGATTGGGTAAAGGTGAAATCGGTGTAATTTTAACTCCAAGTGGTGTTGGTAAAACTACCGCATTAACTGTTATTGCAGATACTGCATATCAAAATGAAAAGAATGTAGCACAAATAATTTTTGAAGATACTAAAGACCAAATTAAACGTAAACACTATACAATTTGGGCAGATTCTGCTTTAAGTAAGTTAAATGAAGAAGAAGAAAATGAACGTGTTAGAAAAATTGTTCATGAAAAAGCAAAACAGTTAGAGGGTAAGGGTAGATTAATTATTAAGAGGTTTAGTCAGGAAAATACAACCATGCATGATATTCGAAACTGGATGGCAGGATATCAAAAGAAGTATGGTTTTAAGTTTGATTTGTTGGTTATAGATTATCTTGATTGTTTAGAATCACACAAAAAAGTGCCAGATAGAAACGAAGCAGAACTTGCAATTATTAAAGCGTTTGAAGCAACTGCATCAGACTTCGATATTCCAGCATGGACTGCAATTCAAACAAACCGTTCTGGATTTGGTGCAGAATTTATTGAAGCACATCAAAGTGGTGGTAGTATTAAGAGAATTCAAAAATCGCACTTTTTCATGAGTGTTGCTAAAACACCAGAACAAAAAGAAGCACATCTTGCCAATATATCAATACTTAAAGCAAGATTTGCACAGGATGGTCAAAAATTTGAGGATTGTATTTTTAATAATGATACAATGCAAATAATTATTGAAGATAGTCGATATAAGTATAGTAAAACATATAAAGGTTTAAAGCATTATAATGATGAGGATAAGAATAAATTCGATGAAAATGCTAAGAATTTAATGGAAAAATCGTCATCACTAAAAATGCATGAAGCAATAAGTAATCGTGAAGTCGATTTAATTAATAAAGTAAATTATGATACTGTAAATGATACTGTAAGTGATGCTTTAAATGATGCTCAAAAACTAAATGATTTACTTTACATGAATCGTGATAATAGTTTTGATGATAAAAATCAAATAGATAATATACATATTTCAACTACTAGAGAATTGAGCACTGATGAAATTAAACAAGTAATTGAAATTGCTAATGAGGTTGTTAATGAAACAGAAAATAACGATATTTTATTAATTGAGGGAGCAGTTGAGGGAGTAAATGAAGGAGCAGTTGAGGGAGTAAATGAGGGTGTTGATGTGGAACAAGAATTGTTGGCATCATCTTTTGATTGGAATGGTGAAAGTGGTAATACAACTAATGAAGTCATAGTACAAGAAGATGTAAAAATTAATACTGTTAATACAATTCATAATGAAATAAATGAAGAATGTGAAATAACTAATAATGAAAATAATGTTGATGAAATAGAAAAAATGTTATTAATTGACCCTGATGAACCACAAGGTGAGGATAAATCAGTATATAATTTACTACTTAAAATGCGTGATAAACAGAATGTTATAAAAAAAGAATAATTTTTTTATAAAAATTTGTAACATTTTGTAAAATTATTCGTATTTATATTACCAAGGCTGTTATATTAAATTTTTTAAATTTTTTAAAAAAAAGTCTTGCATATTTAAAAAATGTGTATTAGTTTTGCAAAGAATTAAGAAGACGTTCTTTTAAGAATTGAAATAAATGGGGAAGTATGCGAATATTAAAACAAAGAATATAATCGTATTACTCCTGCTGGAGAACTGGTTGTGTTTTCAGTAAAAGGTACAGCAATTTGTCGGTAAAACAAATGTCTGCAGGTTCGATTCCTGCCTTCCCCACAAAAAAGGAAACTGATTGTTATTTCAGAAATTAACTCAGAGGTAAGAGTATTTGCATCAAAAGCAGATTGTCATGGGTTCAAATCCCATATTTCAAACAACAATAACAAACAAAATGTCCTTTTAACTTATATTGCGGGTTGGCAGAAGAGGTATCTCACTTGGCTCATAACCAAGAGGTCGGGGGTTCGAATCCCTCACCCGCTACTAAATGAAGAACTGATAGTGTTTTCAGTAATGCAAAACTTACTGCTGCCCGTTGAGAGGGTAGCAATAATACTAACAAATTTCTTCAATTTTTTAAATGTTCTTTAAAATTTTTGAAATTATACGGGGAGTTAGCAAAATAACAAACAAAAAATACTAACTCAATACTCTTTTAAATAAGAGAACTAATAGTGTTTTCAGTAAAGGTAATGCAATTGTCGTGAAAACAATCAACTGGAGGTTCGATTCCTTCACTCCCCGCAATTGGGAAAACTAAAAGTGTTTACAGTAATACATCGGTTCGAATCCGATATTGTTCGCCAATTAGGACAATTAGCCAAGTGGAAAAGGCACAAGTATCGTAAACTTGCATTAAAAACAAAAATACTTTTAAAATATTCCCTAACTTATAAAGCGGAAAATAATAAATTAAACCCGCTAGTTGTTTTTGGCTGTTGATGTCAGAGTTTTTTACAAAAACGGGGCACATCACCTAACATTTGAAGTGTAGCAATACATGTGGTTAAGAATGGTTTTTATATGCTAAAGAGCAGAATTTTTTCAAAAAAATACAGAATTATACTAACTAAAATGAGTAGATGGTGAAGGTGGGAGAACACTGACTCAAGGGTACACACTTAGTAATTCTCTTATGGTGTGTGAAGCGGAAGCGAGATTCCTGATAAACATCATTAGGTTAGTATTTGAAGAAGAACTTGTTGTGTTTACAGCAAATTGAAATTTGCCACCCATGAGTGGTGGCACAAACTTGTTAGCAATACAACTAAATTTCTTCTCTTATTTGAGAAGTAAATTGTTTTTCTGAAAAATGGGCGGGGATTTGATATTTAATTATATCATCTTCGCCTTTTTTTTTTACTTTTTTTGTAACAAAAAGAATTTTTTATCGTATATAACCGAAATATAAATTAAATTTTTAGTAAACTATGGAAAAATTGGTATTAACACAAAAGATGCTCGGAACTATCAAACAAACATTGATTGATGGACTTACCATTGCATCTGGAAGTAAGAGCAGTGCTACTTACTACCACAGTAAAGATGACCAAATGAAAGCAATTCAGACCCAAATTAAGGGTATGTATAAACTTTCAAAAGAATTACCATTGATAATTGCATCACAAAAGGGTGCAACTGGTCGATTTGTGTCTGAAGTATTGTTAAATGAATTTAAGAATACTTTGAAAGGTGGAGCATGTAATATTGTTAATCCAATTGATTGGTATGATAATGGATTGAGTGATAAAGCAATACTATCTGCTTTAGATAACTTGTATAATGACAATGGTTTACCATACGTTTTACGTCTTTTTGTTGATTTGAAAAAATCGAAGGTAAATAATGAAAGGTCAAGAAAAATTGTTTTGGGTTTTATTTGGGGTCAAACAAATCTTGAGTTCTACGCAATGAAATATCGTAATAAGATTGCTGATATCTTAAGACACGTTTACGGTCAGAGAAAAACATCAATATTGCTTTCAATTGCATCTAAGCAAATTTTCATGCAAGGTGCTGACCTAATTGGTACTGAAAAAGAGTTGGCAATACTAAACGAATCAATTTTGAAATATTTTAATGGTGATTCAGTTAAAGCATTTAAGTTATTGTTATTCTTATTCAAGAAAGACCAAAACGTTAACTATGATGCTCAAACATTTCCATTATTGAGTGAATATCAAAAAGCAAGGGTTGATATTACTGGAATTAAAGTAGTGCCTGAAGAAGTATTACTTGGTTTGATTTCAAGTGTTAAACATCCACAGTATCACACAATGTGGTCAAATGATGTACAAAGGGAAGCAACAAAAGCGTTAATTCGTAAGAATGTTGAAGTTACTTCAGTAAACCAACAAGTTCGTCAAACAAAATCAACTGCAAAGTTGGGTGTTGAAAAACGTGTTGATGTTGAAAAAGCAACCGATTTTCTTGCACTTTACAAGACTGGTTATGAAACAACATTTACTGGTGAATTAATGTCTGCAATTGATAAACTTGCAGAAAAAAAGAAAATTCAGGGATTCTTCTATTCAAATATCGGTATTATTGTTGATAGAAGTAATTCAATGATAGGTCATAAGGCTGAATCAAAGAATACTCCAAGAGCAATTGCTGATTTTACTGCTAGAGTATTAAGTAAATCTGCAACTAGTGGTTGTAGTATTGAATATACTGACGGTGAAATTACTGATTTAGCAAGTTCATTTATTGGACTTTTGAAAACAGAAAATCCTTCAAAACAATACGATGCGATTTTCGTATTAACCGATGGTTATGAAAATGCGTATGATGGACTTACAAACGAAGTGATTACTGTTTGGAAATCAGAAACTGGTAGAGATATTCCAATTTTCCAGATTTCACCAATAACTAGTGCTGAAATGGGTGCTAACGTAAGAAAAATTGGTAGTAGTGTTGTAACAATGGCAATTAACAATCCAACAGCATTACAACCACAAATCAACGCAAGATTACTTGAAATCGATACAAAACGTTGGTTAGAAAATCAGGTATTGGCTCTTGAAGCATCACCTGTTAAACGAACAAAAAAAATTAATATTAACGCTTAAAAATTTGTACCATGAATACAAGAGATTTTTCAGAATTATTAAAAGGTTGCCGTCCTGTCAAGGACAAAGATGGTAACATCATCGTTCAATCAATTATGAACATGCAGGTTGTATGTTTAACAACTGATGTTGAATATTCATTGGATAATCGTTTTGCGAATCCATTGACATCTTTGACATCAAGTAATAGTAGTTATGGTCAAATTAGTTTTACTAATAAAGAGAATAAAGAAGTTATCCTTCCTGCTCAAATGGCTGTTATGACAAAACAATCAGCACAAAATCATGGTATGATTAAAGCGGGTTATGTTGAACCTAAAACACAAACAACGTTTCATGATGCTGGTTGTATTCAGGGTGGACAAACTGGATATTTCCGTGGAACTTCTGAATTTCGTATGATTCCAGTAACTATGCGTGAAATGTTATTCGATAGTATTGGTCAATCAGGTGGATATTCAAGAATTTATCCAGCAATTCAAAAATTGGGTCAAGAAACTGGTTCAAATGCTGGTAATTATCTTAATGTTTACTTTGAAAAGTACGATAAGAAACTTGAACAGTTTATCGCACACTTTGAACGTCCAAAAAATTTGATTGGTATTATTGTTTTAATTGATGGTGAAATTGTTGCAATTGATAAGTTTCCATCATTTACCTATGCCGAACAAGTTTGGGACTTAATGATTCGTGACTGCTATGGTTCTTTGGCAATTATTTCTGAATTAAAACATAAAACTTCATCAAATGAATTTTATACTACATATCAGGAAATAAAACGTAATCATCAAGATAATGTTATTGATTTGCTGGAAAAAGCAATGAAAAAAACAAAAGAAAAGATTACGTCAAGTGTACAAGAAAAAATTCAAGAATTACTTGACCTTACTTTTGATGCTAAACTCGATACTGAGGGTCAATCTTCTTCAAGCAGAGCACCTAAAAGTTATGTGTTAAAAACAGAGGGTTATGTTGGTCAAGTGATTACTGAAAATGAATTTAACCATTTGGTGAGTGTGGTTAAAAGGGATAGTTTTAATCCAAATGCATTACGTGAAGTAAACGAACTTCGTAGAAAAGCACGTAAACAAGATAGATTTACTTTATAGTGAGTTTATTTAGAATTAAAAAACTCCGTAGGAATTTTCTTACGGAGTTTTTTTGTTTTACATCGTTTTTAATCATATTCTTTTGTATTTATTATAAATAAAATCGACTCCTAAAAGTCGAAATTACTAATTAGGGGTACGGTCATTAAGTTACATAAATAATTATTAATAATACAAAAATAATATGACGTTTTTCGCAAGACCAAATTTAGATGATGTTCAATTTAAACAGTTAAGTGGAACAACTCTTACCTTAGATGGTCATACTGTCATTAATAGTGTTAGTGGATTATCATTAACTGGTGATTATGGTAAAATACCAATAATTGCTACGGGTGAAACTGAAAACCATGTATTGACATATAAATCAGGTAAAATTGTTTTTGCAGAATCTAGTGGTTCTGGTGGTGGAATATATAGCGGTGCATCACCCACAACATGTACTGTGGGTGGTTTAAATTCAGATTCAGATATTTATGGATGTAGTATAACCTGTGTACTTGAGCAAATATTAGTACCCACAATTACTCCAACACTAACACCAAATTCACTTTCTTTTTCAATATTACCTGCAACAACCGTGTATGAGGTTGGTTGTCAAATTAAATTATCTGGTAGTTCAACTTATAGTCAAGGTGTTGTTAATCCAGTGTTTTGTGGAGGACCTTCAGTGAGGACTGGATTACCAACAACATATTGCTATGTAGATATTGGTGGTGGTGTTTGTACTGTGTCATCACCGTCATTGAATAATGTAACAGAAATGGCTTTACGTACAATATATGTTGGTACTAATACGATGTCTGCTAGTGTAGCATATTCTGCAGGATTACCACCGAAGAAAAGTGATGGTACTGAAATGACAAGTAGTTGTTGTCCTGCTGGTACAATACCGTCTCCTGCAAGTCAACGTAGTGTATGTGGCGTACATCCATTTTTTTGGGGAAAAAGCACCACCCCAATTACAATTAATCAAGCATTAATTGATACTGCCAGTGGTTTGGGTAATAAATGTGTTGCATTATCGACAAATGATATTGTTGTTACTAACTATAATGCTGGTGGTGTTGGACAACCACTGGAATATATTTGGGTTGCAATACCTGCAAGTAGTCCAAATAGAGTTAATTATCAGGGAAGTAATAGTGCAACAAATTTTGGTACAATACCAGGTGATTTATTTCCATCAGGTGTTACACTCACAATAAATTCACCATCATCATGTTGGTCAGGTATTAATTATAAGTTTTATGTAAGTAATTATCCCACAAGTACGGTTACTGAAACGGGTTTAAATTATTGCATAACATATATTGCGGGTTAATTATAAAATTAAAATAGATTTATTATGGCAATACAATATCAAGAAAATATTAGGATAGCAGCACCAACACCCTTGGATAAAAGATACTATAGTTCAAGAAAGGTATCTGGAGTACAAGTACCGTATTCTGCAACAACTGAGGTAAATTCAGTATTGACAATAAGTGAAAGATTTTCAGGTCTTACCGTTAATGTTGCTGGTGTTGAATATTGGTATAAAGATGGTATATCTGATGTTGATTTAGTTGAAAAGAAATACGATAGTACTATTCCAGAGGGTGATTTTGTAACTGGTGGTACTAATTTAGGATTTTTTAGTGGTAAAACAGGAATACAAACATTACCAGTAACAAATTTAATTGATAATAGTTATAACGGTGATTATCGTTCAATATATAATAATTATTATTTAGGTAGTGATGGAAAAATACATGTGGGAGTATCACCTGTTGATAATATTGGTAGAAGAGGTTATGTTAAAACAACTGGTAGTGTAAAATCATTAGTTTGGAGTGATTATGTTTCGGGTTTATATTTAAGTGGTTGGATTTTATTATCAGGTAATATATCTGAACTAATTGGGACATCAGTATTACCATATTTATATAGTTATTATAATGCAACAACAACATTTCCATATACAAACAATACTTGGACTGAAGGTAGTACTTATTCAAATAGTTCTGAAATGGTTGTTGCTACTGTTTTGGGTAATACAACCACTGGAACTACAATAACAATTGGAGGTCCCGTTTATTCATATACTGATGATAATTTAATTCATTTTAGAACAATAAACACATTAACACCTGAACATATTAAAGTATCATATGACGATGCTTTTGTATATTTATCAGGTACGTCTGCGGTATTAGATGGTGGTAGTAAAGGTAGTGGTGAATCAATATATATTGGTCAAACTGGAAATACTTTATACTTTAAATCTGTTGTTGGAAGTGGAAGTACTGCTGTAAGTACAAGTGGTGATACGTTAATTGTTTATTCAACTGGTGGTACTGATGCAGGTACATATGATTTAAGTAGTCCTGCTGCGATTGATGTTGGTGGAATATTGACTGGAACAGAATTAACAGGTAAAACATCATTTGAATTATTTGAAATGTTGCTAGTACCGACATTAGAACCAAGTTTTGTTGACCCATTTAATAGTTTTGCATTATCAAATATTGGTTTATTTGAAGTAAATTGTAATATTACACCGTTAACAATGACTGCTGGATTTAATCAAGGTAGTATTGACCCTGTGTATTGTGGCGGACCTTCCCTTGCTAGTGGATTACCGTTAATGTATAATTTTAGTGGTTTTGGTCTTAGTAATACTGGTACTTCATTATTAAGTATTAGTTGTACAATTGCTGCTAGTTATAATGTACCAGTTGGTTTACAAACATGGACAAATTCAATAACATTTGATGATGGTCAACCACCTTTAGATAGTAAAGGCAATCCAATATCACCATATCCTGCTGGAACAACAGGTAATATTAATCAATGCATTGAGGGTGTATATCCGATATATGCAACTACTTCAGGTATTACAGCATTAACTAAACAATCATTAAATTCGATGTTAATAGGT